TATTAAATTTAATTTTTTTAAATCCTTCTTGAGAGTTTGTATATATACTATCCATTTCACTAACTAAAATCAAATTAAACATACGGTAAGACTGGCTATCAAAAAATTCAGATAAAGTATTGTTAAGATTCTTCTGGTTATACATCGCATTTCTGAATTTTGTTAGTAAACTAATAATCATTAATACCGATTGTTCATCGCATCGTTCTGGTAACAATATATCAAATAAATGGTATTCATCGATTGAATCAGAGATGCAAACAGGTAATTTGGTAAAAGAGATTGTTTCCATTTTTTTATTTTTTTAATTTTTTAATTAAAAAAAATCAAATTTAAATTAATTTAAGCCATTTTTCTGGGACAGAACAATAATCGTCGCAATTCAAAAAGAAACCTAACTTTTCAGCCTTCTTACGTCTTTTCAAACGATCTATTGATGGTTTAGATGTCCCAAAAAAATCTTGGTCTGCCATCGTTTTATAATCACTATTGATTTGTTTGATTCGTGACACTATATGCTCTATATTATGAACAGATAAACACGTTTTAACCTGTTCGTATAAATCTTTTTTCACAATTCTTGGTCTATGAACACTTCCCGTCTCTTTATCTACAATCCCTATAAAATCTTTCGATAACAAATCAACTAGTTTTCGACATAATACATCATTTTCTTCTTCTGGCGTCATATATAAAGACGAATTAGCTTTTTTGAATAATTGAATGATATGTTCTTGTTCAGTTTCGGTTGGATTTATTAAATCTAAGATATCCACATCATACACTTCAAATAAACAATGAATCTCAAAGTTGTTATCAATATCTTCTCCGATAATTTCTTGGATTGCTTTCAAACGATGTTGACCGTTGATAATACGTGCTTGTTGGTTTTTATCTCTAACAATCTGAATTGTTCCCATTAAATGGGGGTCTTTTTGTTCTAATAACTCTTTTTTGATTTTATTTTTGTGATCTTCGTTTATCTTTCGATTATAACACCATGTTTGTAGATATCTCGCGAAATAGATAGATGAGATAAAATAACAAGAAAAGTTATTTTTTTGTAAGATAGGTCGGTTAAATATAGAATGATTTTCTGACTCCGACTCGGTATCCGACTCAATTGGGACACTTTTTTTTGTAAAAAACCAATTCATATTTAACTTGTTTTATTTTTTAAATTTTTGATTCAATTTTATTTTTTAGTCTTCTTTAAACTGATGCACTATCAATTCATTTTTTCTTCCGATGCGAAGCGCTCTACCAATCACTTGCATTTTAACATCTTCTCCCATTTTATGGTAGAGAATGATATCATCAGCTACTTCTAAATTAATTCCTGCACCGTTAAAACGAGAGTTCAAAAAAATGACATTGATACGACCATTTGTAAAATTTTCTAACTTTGTTTCACGGACCGATCGATGACCATATAATTCTGCAAATTCAATCTTATTATCATCCAAATCGTTTCGAATATGATCAAATGTTTCATCATAAGAAGAGAATAAGATAACTTTTCGATTTTGATCGATACAATTTTTGATAATATCAACGACTACTTCTTTCTTATGCTTTAAATCTTCTGTTTTTTCTTGTTTATCACCGATAAATGATAAATCACGTGGTTTGAGTTCTTGTCTACATAAAGGACAAGACGTTTTATTTTGTAACCATTTTATGATACAGTCTCCGCAAAAAATATTTTGACAACATGAAACCATCGTATGGTTTTTAATTTCTTCATAACATACACTGCAATTTTCTTTTAACATATTTTTATATTTCTCATCTATATCTGTCATTTCTGTTTCAAGAGACTGTAAACGATCTTGCCATTGTTTCAATTCTTTTTTATTATCACGTTTTTCCCAGAATTCAACTGACTGTTTACATGCTACTATTTTCTCTTCTTTCCTTTTTCTTACAATATCAATTAAATTGGTGGTGGAATATACATTCCCTCCTAATTTGGTAATAGCTCCTTTGATATTTCCAGCACTTATCATCGTGATCGTTTCGTCATCGATATGTCTACGAAGTATATTCAAAATACGTGGATTTACACAGTTATGAAAGACTAAATTGACTTTCGGCATTTCAAATGATTCTTTAATAAATTTAGTTGTATTTTTAACCACAAAGTACGGAATCCATTCATAAGGTATAGCACGAATAAAATTGCATAAAAAATTATTCCCATTTCCTCTTATTCCGTGAAGATATTCGTACGTGGCCGTCACTAACCACATGAATCCAAAATAAACAGTTCTCATCTTAGCGATAGGCGTTGTCGAAGCTTCATCAAAAATAAAGCGTTTCCAGACGACATCTCCTACAAATTCAATTAGTTCATTGAATTTAGTCGAACTTACAATCACTATATCATGATTTCCTGCAACGAAATTCGCAAAATGTTTGGAATTACAAATTTCGTATACAGATAGACTAGGCGCTTTTTTGAAATATTCAACCCATTGTTTCATGATAGAAATAGAGCATACTAATAGATTGGTTTTGACACGTCTTCTGGCAATCGTACTCGATAGTTTGACAGAACGATTCAGAATTTTAATATCATTTATTAAATGTTCTTCTTTCACATCCCAATCCATTTTATCTCTTAAAATGAGAGATACAATGCTATAACTCTTTCCATATCCGGGGATATCTCCTAACACTCCAAACTCTGTTTCACAATCATACTTATTCTGAATCATTAATCGCTTATGCTTTTCAATTTTTTCCATGTTAAAAACAGAAACTCTCTGATGTGGATATAACTTAACATTTAAATTTTGAGGTTGTTCAATCATTTTTTTATTTATATTTAGCAATTTAAATATAAATTCAATTTTATACCAAATTTAATATACGTTCAATCTCTTTTGAGATCTTATTAATCGTTAATTCGCTTAATTTAATTTTTTTGGCAAAGTCTTTAATAGAGAAATTATTGGAACCCAGTTTTCTACAAAAATAGTAATAGATTAAAGAACTGGCAATACTTTGAGGTCTTGATCGATTGATCACACTACTTTTATTTTTTATTTTTTCATATGTTTCTTGGATGATCTTTATATCTTCTTCTACGTGATTAAATTTTAAAATATACTCACTTACTAATTCACTTGGAGTAATGTATCTATTCACAGTTTCGGTATTTTTGGGAAGGTTCATATTCACATGTTTCAATCCTTTTAAAATTATTTTTTTATCCAATTTAAAAATAGATCGAAGTGTATCACAGCTATATATTTTTCCGTTTTGTTTAACCGAATTAAAAATACACCCAAAAACGATTGATTTTCGAGAATTTCCTCTATATATCTTACCCTTAGTTACCTGTGAATAGATATCGTTAGCCGTGTTTACAATCTTTTCTGAAAATCCAAGATTTTCAACATCTTTAAAGATACTTTTATCTTCTATTTTACGAATATGACACCGATTTGGATCAGAGTTTTTTCTGGTATCATCACTTCCATAATATCTCCAATCTTTTTCATAAGAAACGATTTTGGTGACTTCAATGCCACAGTCTGTACACATAACCACTCCATTATCATTGATAACTTCTTCGTGTTTGCATTCATCTGTATCGATATCATAATCTAGTTCAGAATCAGAATTCATTTTTTTTAAATTATTATTCTTTTACAATTAAAAAATCACTTTTAAGTATTCTTTATTTTTAATTATCCATAAACAATACAATTCATTTTCACGATAAACTGGAATTTCGCAATCACATAACACTTTAGATAACTTCTCCAATAAAAATTCTTGTTCTCCAAGTAAAAAATGGTAATTACCACTTATGATATAATCTTCTTCTGTCTCTATCTTTAGATTATTTACAAGATTCCAAGACATAAAAGCATCTTCTAAATTTTCATAAGGGTTTTCTGGATTAATCGACCATATATAAATTGAATCTTTTTTAACAGGAACTTTTAATCCGCTACATCTTTTCTGACAATGTTTTTCTAAATGTTCTTTGACAAGAGGACTATTGAAAATGTCTAGTGTCGATTTTAAATGTTCACGTGGAATAACTATACGAAGATTGTAACTAATCATTTTTATTTTTTTTATTTGAAATAATATAATTCAATTTTATTTATTCAAAATGGCAAGTTCGTTTTTGAAATCGCTATTGCCATTCGGATTGTCAATGTTCACTATCTGGACAAAACAATCGATCGCTTTCAACGTCTTATCACTCAATACAGACTTTTTATCACAATCATCTTCTTGTTCTTCTTGTTCTTTGATATCCGATAAAATATTTTCATAGACAATCTGACTTGCTTGTTTGATTGGTTCGAATACCTTTTTAGTAAACGTCCGTGCCTCGTAATCCTCTTTCATATTCCCAATATCATCCACATATTTAAACTTTTTTCGACTAACATCCGAACAAGTCAGTAATACTTTATTATCTTTGGTTTTGATAATATGATCTGTACATAACTGTGCAATTCCACGTTGACCTGCAAAAAAGACCTGTTCGGTTAAATGAGTTTGACATTTCCGTTTGACTTCATCAGCTTTAATATCTTCCAAAAAATACTTATCAGAATAAATATTATTTATATTTGTCACCGTATTCGGTTTATCGATCGCTTGCGAAGCCAACTTTTCAATCGTTGAAAACATCTTGTCAAGTTGTGTCTGGAGATCTTTGATTTTTTCATCTTTGTTTTCTAATTCTTTAGAATGAATATATTTTAGGTCTAAGATCTCTTTATCTTTATCTTTTATTTTTTGTTCATACTCTTCTGTCAATAAAATACGTTGGTAAATTTTACAACTTTCATGATGATTTAATAGTTTCTGATTATCAACGCATACGTGATTGCACCCTCTGCATATAAAATCAGTTTTCAATTCTAAATTTCGAATCGATAAACATTTTTTGTTAGAAACAAGATGACTTCTCAATACATATTTAGAACTTAATTTTGACTTACAAAATTCACACTCAATCTCGGTCATTTATTTTATTTTTAATTTTTTAAATAGTTAATTAAAAAAAATTTCGTTAATTACTTTTTTTTGATAATTTTTTTCATTAAAAAATAATAATAAAAAAATGATAAAAAACATTTTATCTCTTTATCAGGTTACTTTTTAAAAATTAAAAAAAAAATTAATTAAAAATCAAAAAAATTATAAAAACACAAATTCTGTGTGTGTGGATGTAAAAAAAGTAACTCAATCGTCAATCGTCAATTCAATCGTCAATTCAATTGAAACAACTTTTTCAATTGAATTATAACTTTTATAGTTTTAAAAATATTTCAAAAGTTTTAAAAATACAATTCAATTGAAAAAGATGTTTCAATTAGAATTTCAGTAAAACAATTTGATGATCTCTACCAACTCTTGATTTTCTTCTGATATAATTCTTTGTATTTGTACTTCCATCACTTCTAATAAGACAACGATACGATCTTCTATATCTGACTTTTGTGTTCTTGTTATATCTGTATTAAAGCGAATATATACCCATTTTCCGCTATGTATCATATACAAGTCATCGTACCGTATCTCTTCATCTTTTTCGTCATATCTTTGATGTGCATGTTCATCTGTCTCTATTGCTACCATTGTATTTCCT